AAATTATATTATCAGCGGCAATCGCGTGACCGGCAGCGTTGGTTCGATCAATGTCGCCGCCGACGGGGTCGCGGACAAAACCCGCCGCTGCCATAATAACGCATTGGCCAACGCGGCAACGAACGGCGGCTATGCGGGTTGGTCGGCAGGGGCGCTAACGTCCGGCGCGTATTCCAACACCACGCCGTTTGTTCAGCAAATCACAGTGCAAGGCGGCAACATCCAGGGCATCGTTATTGACAGCGTGACCGTTGCGGTCGGCGTGAATCTGTCGGGCACGTACACGCTCGATCCCGGTTCGCAGCTAGGCGTGACCGCGTCGGTGCTGCCGACGACCGTTGCCGTCAACACGCTGGCGTGATGGCAACCGCCGCGCTGGCGACATCGGATATTCCCGAATTCCTCACCGTCATGAGGGCGATGACCGGGATTGTTGAGACACCGGGCGCGTCCGACAATCCGAAAATCATGGCGATGGCTGCGGAGATCGCCAAGCGATATCCGGAAATGCGCGCGTACTGTTCCGGGTATACTCACGATTCGATCCCGTGGTGCGGTCTCACGGTCGCCTATTGCATGGCGATGGCTGGCATCCGGCCCCCATTCGGTGACACCGATACGAAGCGCTTTCTTTGGGCGCGCGCGTGGTCGACCGATCCCGGTTACGAAAAGATAAGCAAGCCGCGCCTTGGCTGCGTGGCGGTGCTGACGCGCTCCGGCGGCGGTCACGTCAGCCTATTCGAGCGGACCGAAGGTTCGTCGGTCGTGCTGCGTGGTGGCAATCAGGGCGACGCCATTAACGCCAAAAGTTTCCCGGCCAAGGATGTCATTGGCTATTTCTGGCCGGTTAGCGAGGCGCAACCGCTGCCCGACGTGCCGGAACCGACCGAACGCCGACTGTTGCAAAAAGGTGACACCGGGGGCGACGTTGCTGCGCTGCAAAAAACGCTCGGCATCCCGTCGGATGGCGAGTACGGCAGCGTCACCGAAGCGGCTGTCCAGGGCTTCCAGGCGGCCACAGGGCTCGAAACCGATGGGGCCTGCGGGGATGCTACCTGGACCGAGATTGACGCACTGGCAGCCCGCCTAGCGGGCGGCGGCGACGGGCTACCGCAGACCGTCAAGGATGCCGTCGTCAAGATCGCCAGCGAACACTCCGCCACGTCAATCAATTGGCCGGATCGCGGGCAGGCACCGGCCGGATACATCCCCGGCATGGCGCTTTGCTACGCGCTGGCGGTGACGTGGCTTCCCGATGACAGCGCGGACATTCCCGGATTCACGCGCGCTATGGCGCAAGCTGCGGGCAATCCGTCGACCGATGCGCTGGCGTATCTCGCCCCGGAATTCGCCCGCCTCGATATGGACAATTCCAGCGACGGCATCGATACGCTGCGGCATTTGTTCGTGTTGCTGGTCGGGCTCGGCATGCGGGAATCATCCGGGCAATACTGCGAGGGCCGCGACACCACGGCGGCCAACGTCACCGCCGACACCGCCGAAGCGGGGCTGTTCCAGATGTCTTGGAACATGCGAACCGCGCATCCGTACATTCCGGAATTGCTCGAGTATTATTTGGACGACCCCAACGGCTTCCTGCCGACGTTCCGCGACGGCGTCACGCCCAACGCTGCCGATCTGCAAGTTTACGGCAGCGGCGCGGGCGCGACCTATCAATGGCTGGCGAAATACTGTCCGGCATTCGCGGTGATGACGGCGGCAATCGGCCTGCGCACGCGGCGGTCGCATTGGGGGCCGGTCAACCGGCGCGAGGTCACGCTGTCGTCGACCGTCAACGATCTTTTGTTGGCGGTACAAGGAATCATTTCCCAAGTTCCGGAACTGATCGAACCGGTCGAACCGCCGCCGGTTGCGAAAATTGCAACGGTCGACATCGTCACGACCGGCGACGTTCGGGTGACGGTCAACGGTGTGGTGGTGGTCTGATGGGTCTAGCAGAGGAAGGCGGCAAGGTCGCAACCGGATTCGTGACGGCGCTCGGCAGTCAACCGGTCTTGCTAGTGCAGGCTGCCATCATCGCGGGCGTGGTGTTCATCCTGTATGCGCAAGGGTCAAAATCGTTCATCGAACGAGAAAAGTTGCTGCAATCCATATTCGAGTCACAGCAGAACGTGCGCGAGATTCTTTCCAAATGCATCGTGCCGCAGGATCGCCGCACGATGTTGACGCTGCCGCCGATCACGCCGCTGCCGACGGAATGAAACCGCTGCCGCGTGTTCTCGCTGACGGGCTCGACGCTGCCGTGCAGGCGCATTTTGTCAAGCTGTTCTCGGTGCTGATGACGACGCCGGAAGATGCCGCCGCCTATAACCGATTCAATCGCGGCTTGAACAATCTGGTCACGGCCTACGATGTCATCGCGCCTATGCTGGAAAAGCTCGAACGGGAGTACGAGGCATGAACATCATTTGGCTGGCAATGAAACTGCTCAAACATCGCGACATCCTCGACCGCGTCAAGGATGCGATGCCGGGCGAACCCGATACGCCGGGATACGTTCCCGCATTCCCGGTCGGTAGCGTCGAATGGCTGCAAGATTCACTGAACCTACTCGACCACGCCGAACTAGAAGTCGACGGGGTCTATGGTGAACAGACCCGTGCGGCGGTCGAGCAATATCAAACCGACGAGGGGCTGAAAATCGACGGATGGGCCGGACCGGAAACTATCGCCCGGCTGGTCGAGCAATTGTCGGCGATGTGAGTGCGCGGCGGGCGATCTCGCGCATTTTGATGATGACCTCTGCATCCGTGTCGGGTTCGCGGGCAAGGCTTGGCGGCGGGTCTTTCGTCAGGCTTTGCAGCGCCGCCCGCAGCCGCTCGATCTCGGCCTTGGCATCGGCAAGTAAGCCGTCCGATATGTCACTCTCAGCGCGCAGCCGCTCGACCTCCGGTTCGTGCGAGGTGGCTACCAATTGCAACGCCGCTACATGCTCGCGCAGCCGCTCGATCTCGACGTGCATATCTTTCATTTCGGCGATCTCGTCATACCGAATAACGCGCAGCCGCTCGATCTCGGCCAGGAGCTTGTCCCGGTCAGGTACTTTGAGCCGCAGCCGCTCGATCTCGGCACACGCCTCACGATAATCTCGCCGCCATTGTTCATGGGCGCGTTGCAGCCGCTCGATCTCGTCGGCGGCCTCTGCCATGAGAAACGGGCCTTCCTCAAAGTTACCGGGCTCGCGCAGCCGCTCGACAATGTCGGTCATGGGCGGCTTGCCGAATTCATAAAACTGAATCCATTGCAGGTTCGTCATCACCCGGCATCCCCGTCGACGAGTGGGTGATCTTCCCGCCGACGGGGTACGCGCCACGCTACTTTACCAACCGCAAATGCCGACCGCCCCGCGCGGCCGGTTCGATATCGGGGACCGCTGGCGTTTTTAAGGCCGCCTCGTCGACCGCCCGATAAAGCCAAAACCGCTGACCTTTAACCAGCACGCCGATCCGCCACACCACGCAAAGCCACGCGCGGGTGACGGGTTCGGCGTGTTTGCTATCCAATTGCGGTTCGAGCGAAACCGGTCGCCAAGCGAACCACAAGCGCCACTCGCCATAGCGGGCAAGCCATCGGCCGGTTAGCGTTGTCCAGATCATTTGCCGATGAAACTCTCGGCATCGGCGACGAGTTTGCGCTCGGCCTGCAACACGGTCGCCACTAGCTTGCGGTGATCCGACAGCAAGCGGTCGGCGTACTCGTTGCATGCTTGGGAAATGTATTGCCCGTGTTCGAGCGCGTGCTTGCCAAGCGCGCGGTATTGCTCGGCCAATGCCTCATTGAACGCGGTGATGCTGTCGTCGTTCGGTGCTGCATCGCGGCGCGCTGGCGGTTTACCGCCGGTAATGGCGCGCTCGATTCCTGCCAGTACTTCGTGGTCGCCTGTCTGTCCGTTGCTTGCCATTTGAATCTCCTATGTTGAATTCTGTTTTTGTAGGTATTTCCGCAATCCTTGCTCGCCTTTTTTGCGGTCGCGCGCATATTTCGCGCCTTGCTTTCTTTCGGCATCGGTCAACAGTGATTCCAATTGTACGGCGGCGAGCATCAACAGGTATTTTTCGATAGGCTGGCTGTGAAGCCAATCGGAAAACCGTTGCTTGCTTTTTTTTCGGTCGTAATCCATTGGCACAGCAAGGCGCAACATTCCCCATGTTGTCGCTATGATTTCGCGCGGATTGATCGGCTCCCAAATGTTCATTCCGGTGCCTGTGCGTCATCCATCAGTTTGCGCAATTCTTTGCCGATGGCGGCAATGCGGGCTTTCTCCGCAACGGTGCGGTGCTTGTAGAATTCCTCAAACACGGCCTCGCCGCGCATGGCGGCTTCTTTTGCCATCGCCTCTAACAGAAGGGCCGCCCCGACTTCGCGCGGCGAATCGGAAGCCGGGGCGGCATCTGTGGCGTCAGGGGGTTGAGCAACAACGCCGTCAGATTCGGTTATTTCTCCCGTATCGGGATCATGTTCGACTAGTCGAACGCCGGAAATGGTTTCGACTTCCGTTTCGCCATCAAGCCAACCTAGGCCGCAAATGCTCAACGTGGCGCGGCGCTTTGCCTTGGTGACGGCTTTCATGACGGCGTTGGCACGCGCATCGCCTTTCAGAATTGACGGAAACGGCACCGAACCGAAATCCTCGTCGAACCGTCCGTCGGGCGTGGTCGCCTTGACGTGAACCGTCAGAATGTCGTCGACGACGTGACGTGAAACGACTTCGACCCTCACATTGTTAATTTTGCGCAATTGGTCGGTACATGTCCGCGTTGCGTACAGCGTGAGTTTCCCGTTAAGCATGATATAGGCGAACGGCTGCGTGAGCGGATTGATCCCCAACGATTTGCAGACTGCGTTGTAGTAGCGCACGCGTTCGTCCGGCGATAACTTCGCTAGGTCGCCCTTGGCGATAACGGATTCCATCACGTCGCCGGTCGGCGCGGATTTTGCGGGTAGGTTCATCGGCCCATATCCTGGTGTGAGTTGTCCCATTCGACGTCGCTGATCGTGCTGCGTTGTTCTCTGCGTTCGAGCACAGCCATTCGCCGGTCGACCAATCTATTCCAGTATCGTTGATTGATGACCGGCGGCGTCAGCCATTGCGCCATCAGTTGCCGCCACAGCTCGGCGGCCTCGTCGTGCCGTTGGTGGCGCATGGCGTCGGCCCATGCGCTCATTAGGCGGCGATCAATCACAGCATGACCAACGCGATTGACGTCACGACGATAGCGCTTGCGAGCGCGGCGCAGACGATAGCGGCGGCGGCCTCGATGTATTGGACCGCCCCGGTCATCGGGGTGACTGACATTTGACCGGAGCGGTCCGCCCCCATGTCATCAGGCTGCGATAACGTGGGGGTTTTCATTGGCGGGGTCTCCCTTGGTGCAAATCAGCGGCGTTGATTTCTATTGGAGACAGTGTTATACACATCGCAATGGCTATGTCAAACACAATTAAACGGCGTCGACCGGGACCGCCCATCACAACCGGCAAAAGCCCGATTGTAGGGGTTCGTTTTCCCAAGCCGGAACTGGCGCAACTGGATCGCTTGGCCAAGGCCAAGGGCTGCACGCGCTCGACCGCCATCCGCGAACTAGTCCGCATCTACTGCCGCGAAGCCGCTGAATAACCATTAGCCGAAGGGGCTCGGCGTGACTGCGACCGGCACCCGGTACGACTCGCCCATTGTCACCGACCGCAACGCCACCAATGCCGGGCTCGCCACGATGGTGCCGCGCGCGGACTTCGACCGTTTCCAAGCCATTGCCAAGGCTCGCGGCATCACCAAGGGCGCGTTGCTGCGCGAGGTGGTGCGTGCGTTCGTCGAGCGGGAGTCGACATGAACTTCGACGGACTCGAGCGCGGGCACTATCGCGCGATCCTCGCCGATCCGCCGTGGCGGTTTCGGACGTGGGATAAATCCGAAGTACTCGCCAAAGTGAAAGGGGCCAACGTCGGAAATGGGCTTGCGGCGCATCATTACCGCACGCTGCCGGTCGATGAATTGTGTGCGCTGCCGGTCGGCGAACTGGCGGCCACTGACTGCAGTCTGTTCTTGTGGGTGACTTGGCCAAATTTGCTCGACGGCCTTGCCGTGCTCAAAGCGTGGGGCTTCACGTTCAAAACGGCGGCATTCGTTTGGGCCAAGGCGCACGCCGGGCAACTCGAACTGTTCGAACAATCAATTCCCGACCAGATGGGCCTTGGCTATTGGACGCGCGCCAATACCGAACCGTGCTTGTTGGCCACGCGCGGCAAGCCGAAGCGCATCAACGCCGACGTGCGCCAAGCCATCATCGAACCAAGGCGCGAGCACTCGCGCAAGCCCGATTGCGTTCACGGTCGCATCGAACGGCTAGTGGCAGGGCCATATCTCGAACTTTTTGCCCGTCAGCGTCGGCCCGGATGGGACGTATGGGGCAACGAGGTCGACAAGTTCAAGACGGCCGACAACTACAACGGCCCGGACGATTTTTCCAAATCCATTGATCTGGCCTACGCGACCATTCGCGAACGGCAGGCGGCAGGCGGCAAGGGATGGGAACCACCATGACCGGCGATGTAACATTGACACCGCGCGAGATAGCGATGGCGGCGCATGTTGGGGTGATGCGCAACATCACGGCGTTGAGTGCAAAGTTGATTCCTGCAAACGGGTTCAACAAGGAACACGCATGGAATGAACATATCGAGGGGGCATGCGGGGAGGTTGCATTTGCCAAGCTGGTAAATCGGTATTGGATGCCGTCGGTCAACACATTTCGCGCGGCTGATATTGGTCTCGACATTCAGGTTCGCACGCGCTCGCGCCACGACTACGAACTTATTGTTAGGCCAAGTGACAATCCAGAGCATGTATTTGTGCTGGTCACCGGTCGTTCTCCGAATTTCAGCGTTCGCGGGTATGTGTTTGGCCGCGAAGCCCGGCGCGACGAATGGTTTCGCGACCACGGCGGTCGACCGCCAGCGTGGTTCATTCCGCATGATGAACTGCGCCCGTGGGAAGATTTGAGGATGCATTGTGAGTTGCCGCAACAGCACGACGAAATGCCGTTCCGACGCGAGCTCGAGGTCGGCGGATGAAATGGTACAAGCACGACCCGAATGCGGCGCTGGCGGGCATGATTGGCCTCACCGTCGAGGAACGTGGTGCCTACTACACGCTGATTGATCTGCTGTACGCGCGCGACGGCGAGGGGGTCAGGGACGACCTTGTGTGCAGCGCACTAGGCTGTCACGGGCGGACTTGGAACGCGCTCAAAAAGCAACTTATCCACAAGCGCAAAATATGGGTCCGGGAGGACGGATCGTTGATGGCCAAAAGGGTTGAAAACTCGCTGAAAGAGTCGCGAAACTTCATTGAAAAGCAAACGAAACGCGCGCGAAAAAGATGGCACCCTGAGGAAAATCAAGACCTTACAGATGCCATTGCCCGCAATGCCTCCACAACCACAACCACATATACTACTTCTTTCTTTCCTACTGCCGCGCGCGAGCCTGCGGCACCAAAAAAAGAGGTCATCCGAAGTAGCAAGGCAAGCGACACTCTCGCCCACATCGTGAGGGCAAAGGGATGGGTCGAAAATGACTGATCCCGACTATTTCCCCAAAAAGGCCGACCCGCTGCAAGCCGAGAACGCCAAGCGATACCCGCCACGGCACCGGGCACCGCCCATTCCGTCGGGCGAGGATTTCGCCACGCTTACCGCCAAGCACGGCCGCCCGGTCGGGGTGTTCGAACACGACCGCCAGCACGTCTACGAGGGCGGCAAATGAACCTCGTGCACTCCCTCGCCCCTTGGTTCCTGGCGCGCTATCAGCCCGGACTCGAGCGCACAGCACGCGAAAACCTCTGCCGTGTCGGCTACGAGAACTGGTATCCAACCCTCGTCGACATCCGCCCTCGACCGCTCAAGACGATCCCACCGAAAGCCCGACACCTCGCCCCGTGGTTCGTGCGCAAGGTCCGGCGACCACGCTTCCCCGGCTACATCCTCATTCGGCCGCTGCCGTGGTGCCGCTACGACGTCAACCGATTGTTCGATCTGACCGGCTGCGGCGGCATCATCGCCATCGACGGCCTACCGGTGAAAATTCAGGATTTTGACATCGAGCTTATGCGCCTTGCCGAAGCGCGCGGGCAGTTCGACACCTGGACCGGTCGAGGCTCCGGCGGCAAATACCGGGTTACCGGCACGGTCGACGACAGCCACAAGGAATGGGTCGAACAGGGCCAAAAATTTCTAAATGTTGACGAATCCCGCAAGTTTGCGCTACTGGTCGACGCATTCGGCCGGTTTGCAACCGTGATTGCCACGGTGGAGGAACCCGAAATTCAACCGGTTTCGCATCGCATCTAACGGATGCCAATGCGCAAGCTATGCCCGCCCTAGGCGGGTTTTTTGTTGTCTAAGGTTGGGAATCCGCTTTTCTCTGGACTCGCCCTCCTTGGGAGCGAATTCCTACAGGCGGCACGTCCACGTACTACTTCGGCCCGGTAGTGGCCTATCGGGCCGATTTCTCCCATCCGTGCTAGATTGCAATTGGCGGAGGATTTCAGCGGTGCTGATAACGTGGTTAGGCGAAGCCGGGTTGATCACCGTGCTTAGTTGTGAAACCGCCCTCCGCTGCTAACCCATGCCCACACGCCCCCCTGTCCACAACGCACACAATCGGCGTTTGGATTACGAGCAGCACAGGGGCAGCGCACGACAGCGTGGGTACACCAAGGCATGGGACAAGCTCGCCCTAGCGTACAGGCGGCAGCACCCCCTATGCGTGGGTTGCTTGGCAGTAGGTCGCACCACACTAGCCCAGTGCGTAGACCACGTACTACCACACCGTGGGAATCTAGCCCTTATGTGGGATAACACGAATCTACAGGCGCTATGCATGTGGCACCATGATGTAGTGAAACAGATACTCGAATCACTACACGCACATGGTCGCATTGATGATGGTGAATTGAGAATGAATAGTAAAACTGCAATGCAATTGACGCGGAACAAAATACGTTGAGATTTGACGCGAAACACACCGGGGGGGATGTGTTTTTATTCAAATCGCCACGTTTGGGGGAC